TTTTCGAATTACATGAAACGTATATATTCATTTACGTTAATGATTGTTGTTGGCATAGCGCCAACACTTAATTCAAGCGGTTGCACAAGTTGTGCAATTCATTATACGCTGTTACTGATCATATGGAAGCATTATGTCCATAAGAACTACAGTTCCTAATTAAGGAACCTCTAGAACTTTATTTGGGCTGGTTTGGCTAATACCTCTCCAGCCCTCATTTTGTTTGATCATGAGTGCGAAGCTGCTACACGGCAGCCGGTCCCTGGTTTTCATCGATTCCCGAGCGTCATCCGTAGCAACAAATTGACCCGATAAATCGACCCCCATGGTAGCTTCTAGCTACCAAGGGGGGGGTTCCAAGAACGGAATCCCTCCCGTGGACTCTCAGTCCACAAATATGTTGTATCCGTCTTTCGCAGACAATAAATGCGAGCGTGCTGTACTCCCAGCGGCCCCACAAGCCCTGAGTACACCTGCTATGACTTGTGAACATTTAAACACCCAACTTACAACAGTTGATGATTATACACTTAGATGTATTGAAGATGTTGTCAGCTCCCAATCGGGATTTGAGAACGTCTTTAGTTATTCCAAAATCTTCAAAGAACTTAGTGATAAGGCAGATGTATATCTGCCAGAAAACATAGTTCGCGAAGGTGAAGGTCTGTTTGCACTTTTCTTTTCATTAAGAGAAGTCCAATCCATCGAACAATTCCTCGCTATTGTTTTCTTGTATGTGCGTGAGCACTACAGAGACAAAGCAGTTACAACTATCGTTTGCGAATACATTGAAGAACTCTTCAATAAAGGCAAGGATCTTGCTGACGGACCACAATCCGGAAGCGAACACCCAAAATGGTTGCAACTAATGCGAAACACCCAGCAAAACTGGTTGCTTCTCAAGAATAACAAAATATTTTCCCAATTATCAAAACTCCTCGGAGTCTTGGTTACTATGGGATTATGTGATGCTTCTTGCTTGAAGTTTTCCATTGCTGGATATAAACTTTTTGATGATAAAGTTTTGGAAAAACACTACGCAGCCACTGACATGGTTGATGCAGTGTTCGGTACTATAACTTATTTCGCAGAAGGTGCTTATCAGTGCTTCAAAACAGGAAGTCTCAAACCACTGCTCATTAATGATGCTAGTGCTGTTGAGATGGACGAGGAATACAACACCATGATTCAATGGTGGGATCTTGTACGTGGCGGCAACCTTGAAAAGTTGACCCAAGTAACAGAATCCGAATTCGATCGTAGACTTGAAAATTTGACATCACAGCTCAAGAATGTCAGCCTTTCTTTGAAGGGCTTAGACAAAAAGCTTGTGAATGACAAAATTTCACGTTTACTTTTGATTAAAAATGACTACATAACCATGAAGATTTCTGGTGGTATTAGGGAAGCCCCCTTTGCCATCGAATTATTCGGTGAAAGTAGTCAAGGTAAAACAACATTCGGTGATATGCTCATTGATGCTCTATTGACCTCGGCTAACATGCCTATTTCAAAAGAGTATCGTGCTGCATTGAATGCTGGCGATAAGTACATGTCCACATGGACCTCTGACAAACTCGTTGCTCTCATAGATGATGCA